CCTGTGATTATCGGTGTGCGTGGCGATAACGGCGAGACAGGGGATAGCGGAATTATCATATCTCCGACAGCACCAGAACATCCAAAGGTTGGCCAGCTCTGGCAGACTGCAAGCGGAGAGCCGATTAAAAGATGGGACGGCAGTAAGTGGGTGATCTATTACATTTCGGTAGAAAATCTGAATGTAGAGACGCTAAGTGCGATTGCCGCAAACCTCGGAACTGTAACCGCTGGACTTATAAAGAGTCTGGACGGACACTTTTTTATCCAAGTAAATACCGGAGAGATCTACTCCGAGGATGAAAACGGGATAAACAGCTCTGCGATAAGCAAGGGCGTATTTGTAGCGAATGGGATGGACAGCGGCAGACACACAAGCTTGTCTATATTCCCAACGCAGATTGCGCAGTATTTTGACGGAGCCACCATTTCCAACCTTGTTATTTTTAAACGGGACGGTATATTTGTTAAAAGCTCCGAATCATACGAAATAAACATATCTAAAGCAACAAATTATGACTCCGGAAAAATAAAAGGACCATTCGCCAGCACAAACTCATCCAACTATATACAGGCGGAGCTAATAAGGAGAGGGTGCGTGGTTACATGTAAAATCACGGCACTTATACAATTTCCAAACACAGGATCGCACGGACCGTTTGACGAATTAAGGATCCCTATAGGATATCGACCAGTCGTAGACATAGTAGAGACGTACAGCGAATTGGTTGGTCCGTCAGTTATCGGGACTGGCAGATATTATATTTCAAAAGACGGAGGAATATCCATTGTAACTGGCAAGACAGACTACTGTGAACGCATAAAGACATTTACATGGATTACGTATGACTAAAGGAGTGAATATGGAGATCAGAGCGAGACCGTGAGGGTCTTATTTTTATACTTTAAAATTAGAAAGGAAAGTGAGGATATGAAGAAAATGGAACAGTTAGCAAATCTAAAAGCGTTTTTATGCATGGTATTCGGAGCTATTGTAGGAGGTTTCGTAAACCTGATCGGAGGATGGTCCGAGGATTTGACTACATTACTTATTTTTATGGGTGTAGACTTTGTTCTCGGATTGCTGATCGCTGCCTTTTGGAAAAAGAGCAACAAATCAGAGAATGGCGCGCTGAGCAGCTACTCTGCATGGAAAGGTCTGTGCAGAAAAGGGGTATCTCTACTTATCGTACTTATTGCATATCGGCTGGATGTCACTCTCGGCGTAGACTACATCCGTACAGCCGTAGTACTGGCATTTATAGCAAATGAGGGTATCTCGATTTTGGAAAATGTTGGAATTATGGGCGTAAAATATCCGGAAGCATTAAAAAAAGCACTGGATGTTTTAACAAATAAATCACAGGAGCAGGAGGGCGAGTAATCGTCCTCTTTTATTGTGCGATATCGCACGGAAAGGAATTAAGAATTATGGGTAGCAGAGAATTTTTAAACATTTGCAAAGCAAAGGTAGCGGATTATTTTAATCAGAATAAAGACAAGACTGATACATCTGACAACATGACGGTAGATGATGTATTTGTAGTTTGGTATTGCAAGACACTGCAAAATCATAAGGCGTTACTTAGTACGCCAGTGAGTGACGGTATGTATTATGAGATCACATACAATGGAGACAAAAACGAGCTATATTTTGATGCTTACAAAAAGTGGAAAAACATTAAATACGATATGTAAGTTGTGCGTCATCGCACGGGAAGGAGAGAAAAACATGAGTATTTGTCGTGGAGTAGCAGGAAACAGAGGGAGAAATCCGGTAGGTATCTTTTTTCACAATGACGCTGGAAGCAAGAACGCCAATGCAGCATTTTACAGAAATTGGTTACAGACACATCCGCTTGAAAATGGATTTGCGCACTATTATGTAGCACAGGATGGCATCTTACAGGCAGAGGATGACATGAATTGTGCATGGCATTGCGGGGACACAAATGGAAACTTAAACTATCTCGGCATCGAAACGTGTCAGAGTATGGGCGATCTGGATGTATTTAAAGCAAATGAGGAAAAAGCATTGCAGCTGGCAGCGCAGAAGTGTAAGCAGTATGGAATCACACCAAGTACAAGCACAATCAGACTCCATCAGGAAGTGTATGCCACATCATGCCCTCATAGATCTGTAGAGATTCACGGCGGCAGAGAAACTACGAAATCATACTTTATCAAGCGGATTAAGGAGTATATGGCCGGCAATGTCACGCCACCAACTTATGTATCCGGTGGACAGGGATCCGGACAAGTATCGGCGCCACAGCAGCCTGAGATCGTATTTACTTACGCCGTCAAACTGGAAGACGGTACAATCTTACCATTTGTCCGCAATCTCACAGACTTTGCCGGGATACAGGGCAAGCGCATCACAGATGTAGCTATTAAGGTAGACAAAGGATCCGTAAAATACAGAGTCCATGTGATTGGCAGAGGGTGGCTGCCTTATGTGACCGGATGTAACTGGAATGATCACAACAATGGTTATGCAGGTACCGGACAGCCGATTGACGCAATCGAGGTGTACTACAATACTCCAGCGGATTATGCGGCAAAATACGGCTGTCAGAAAGCACAGTACCGTGTCAGCCCTGTAAATGGAGCTTACTGGTCATGGCAGTATGATAACGAGACCGGAAGCAGACAGGACGGATACGCTGGAGCGTTCGGACAGGCAATTGATCGGTTCCAGTTATTCTAATAAAAATCCCCTCGGAGATCAGCTCTCTGAGGGGAAACTTTACAATTGTTAGATAAATTTTCTGGATGTATTTACATATCCGGGAAAATGTGGTATTGTAAAGATGTCCAATACAGATGATGCTCTGTATTGCGGAAACTGGGCAAATCACAGTTTCACGGATTGAAATATTAGTAGTAACTTTAATACGAGATATTAAAGTTGTCGCACCTAATGGATGCTTTGGTGTGCGGTTCTGCCAGCAATTCCGGCGGACGCGGATTGAAATATTAACAGTATATTTAAAGCCAAAAGATAGGGATAAGCATTAAGCTTATCCTTTTATCTTGCATTTTTTCCAAGGCTATAGCAGTCATAAAAGCTATCAACAAGCTTCGCAAGCTCATCTGGTGTTAATTTGTCAAACAGTGTTTCCGGGATCCATTTATAACTTTCATAAAAAGTACTTTCAAATTCTCCGATCTTACTTAGCTTTTTGATTTTCTGGTATTTGTCCATCCTTAAAAGATCATGTAAGTCCATTTCTCCATCTTTTATGGCTTTCTTCGCTTCGTTTGTAAAAATATTCAAGTCCAACTCCGACAATTCCCTAACATCGCATTCCAGTGCATCTGCCAGTGCGATTGCATTTCTAAGCATCATTTTGCTTGTATCGTACTCTCCATACTCGTACTTTTGTATCTGCCGTAGGTTGATTCCAGATTTTTCTGCCAATTCTTTTTGCGTCATATTCATAAATTTTCTGAGTTCTTTTAATTCTGCCATGATTTTCTCCATTTCTCCCCGTAGCCGATAGGTCAGCATCTTACTTATTTACCGTAAACTTCGCTTAAGATTCTGTTACACATTGTGTTGTATCCGTGTCTAACATTAAAAAAGAGTTTCTGGTAGTATTTCTGGTATGTTGTTTCGTTGATTCCTTTCAGCAGATCAATTACAAGTCCGGCATTAGATTCGGAAATGATTCTGTTGTATCCCTCCTTGCAAGACTCCCACATGCTTACATTTTCCGGAAATCCTGCTTTGCAGTCTGCGATCAGTGCATCAAACTGCTCGTTCATTTTTTTGATCAGATCGTTTGCAAAACTGATCTGTTTCTCTGTTCCTGTCATTTTTGTTCCTCCCATTTTCGCTTCTTTCCATGCTTTCTTTAAAGCTTCGGAGATTCCGAAGGATGCTTTTTTAACCAGTTCCCATGCTCTTTTCATGATTTTGGATAAGTTGTATTTTTTCATTTTCGTTATCTCCTTTGCTTTATCTTATGGTCTTATTATACGTCTTATAAGGCGTAAAGTCAATAGGAAAATGAAAAGTTTTTAAAATATTTTTATGATATAATGGAATAAGGGGAGGGGATAGATGTGGAATATCAAATATACGAATCTTACGATACGTTTTTGCTTTACCAAGAGTTTTTGGAGATACCAGGAAATACTTTTAAATTCCGGCTGCCAGTAGGCATGACTCTGACAACCGAAATGATGCACACCTTTTTACGTGCAGCGTATATGAGTGTTGGGCGGATGGAGTTGCCGTCCTGAATATTGTATCATTTTCGTGTTGCATATCGTGTTGCATACCAGTGTAAAATGCAACACAAATTATAAAATATTATATTTTTTATAA